ACGCAATATCGTTGTTTGCCTCGAAACTTGCCCGTCTCTGGTGGTAATACTCCGTAGAAAATCCGACACCGTACTTGTAATCGAAGTTCGACTCGTCTTTATCGTTCAGTGCAGGAATAGATATCTCTTCCCATTTCCTCGACCGGAACCTTTCGTCGTTCTCCAGTGCCCTCTTTCGCCGTCCTATAGGGTCCTGAAGGCTCCATCTCGTCCCGATCCACAGTATCCGCGCACTTTCCTTTGCTCTCGACAGCAGGTTGTTGTCCACGGTTGCCCATGCCGTCTCCAATCTGCTCGGATTCCTCGCTTCTTCGATTCCCGTTAACAGGTCGTCTCCGCACAGGATGTTGTAACAGTCGCAGGATCCGTTAAGAGACCCGTACAGACTCCTGCACGTTAATGTCGGATACTTCTTGTTTCGGTCGATGTTAATCGTCTCCTTGTCTCCGTCCTTGGCAACAAGCTTCGCACTCGGAAAGATAACGTCCCAATGGTACGTGTCCGGGTCTGTTATGATCTCCAAGATTCCCTTGTAAAAAGCCTTCGTCAGATCGTCCGTGACAGAACAGTACAGATTGCTGTGCTCGCTGTCCTTCCCGAACACCCATGTATAAAACATCGTAATCAACGTGGAGTTGTGTGTCGGAACAAGAGTCCTGCCCGCAAGATAAACTCCACCCTCTACCGTAATGCAGTTTCCCTGACACGGTTCGGTCTTGGCAATTCTCTGCATAGCTACCGCCCGCCGCTTGGAGAACTCGTGATTCTGTTTCCGCTCCAGTGCGCACGGTATCTCGCAGTCCGGGTTAAATCCTACGCAGTATGTCTTCCGTTTCCCGGCAAAGCCGGAAGAAGACTCGGACGGTTCGTAAACAACAACACACGTTCTCCACCCGAACGTAGCAATGAGGGAAATGAAGGAATCCCGCAGTTCTTCCTCTGCTGTAGTGAAAACATATCTGTGCTCGCTTTTGCGATATGTACCGTCCGTGTCAAGCAGTCCCGCGAGCAGTTCCAGTCTCTGACGCACGCTGGCAGTCAGATACATTGCCGGAATGTGCTTCGGGGTAGTTTTTCTTGAGTAACACATTCCCATCGTCTGAAGCGCATTTCTAAAGCCGAAACCGTAATACATAACACCCGTTGTCTTGTGCTTTGTTTTCCATCTGATCTCGTGCCCGTTACGGACAATCTTCTCAATTACTGCAGCGTCCTCTGCGGCTCCGCAGATAGTGGGATTCCTGTTGACACCGTCTCCAAGCCACACACCGAGTGTATACGGATCCAGCGGGAGCGTTTTCTCTTCTCCCTGCACATACTCCCTCTTCGGCACCTGAAAGATATACCTGTGTCCTCTGGTGCCCGGTGTCCCCTGTTCCATAACCCGATTCTCGATATACCCGGTTTCGTAAACAGACGGCTCTTTCTTGAGCGGAAACCCTCTGTCGCAAACATACCATTCGTGCAGTTCGTGGCACACGATCCGTTCCCCGTTCGAAAACTCTACCGCTCGGTCTACCATGCATTTGGGATGAACCGCGAGAACCTTCTTGAATTTTCCGTCTAAGCCGATAACCTCGTCTCCGACTTCCAAATCTCCGTGCATCTTCCACCCTTCCTTCGTGAGTATCGGTGTGTCGTCTGCAAGTGCCTTGCCCGTCCTCGGAGGCTGTGACAAGAACAGTTCCTGTATCTCCCCTTCGTACAGCCTCTGCAATGCCCTGACATGCCCTAACAGCACCTCTCGCCTCGGTAAATAAAACCTCTCGCTCGGATTCCGATCGTACTCCAACGCCTGCAGATAATGATCGAAATTCTTCGGTGCCGAAAATACAAGCACCTTGAATATCATCTGACGGAACGCTTCCGCCCTTTCGTACGCTCTCTCCTTTACCGCAAGATTCATCCCGTAATTCAAGATGAACAAGACCTCGTCCGCTCTCTTATACGCCCGGTTGTCACTCCTCCCCCACGCAATAAGAACCTCTACCAGATCACTGTACGCTCCGAGTTCCCTTACGTCTGTTCGTATTACCCCTATGATCCCGTCCAATAACTCCTCTTTCTTCATGCATGCCCCCTCTCCGTCGCCATTATAGCCCTTTTGTTATTCAGCGTGGTAGGGGGGGTAACCCGTGCCCCGTACCCCCTTGCCTATATACCCCGGCCCCCTCCGATGTTTAGCGGAATGAAACAGCCTGTACATGAGTTAACCCCCGCAGAATCATCGAAAAACCTTTTGTTATGCGGTTTTAGCACGGTTATTGTAGGGTATCAAAAGCATCGAATAATGTACATTATGCGAAGTAAAAACCCGGAAAGTTTACAAATTACCCGTATTTGTAAACTATGCCCGCCCGTGTATGTTAGATAAACCTAACTATTTGTTAGATATATCTAACTGTGATATAAATACCTAACTTTTATATATATAACCATGACTGTTAGATACAACTAACAATGACTAATTAGATATACCTAACTATTGTTAAACATATCTAACTTAGATATACCTAACTATACTAATTAGACAATACTAACTGAATATTGTTATACATAACTAACTATAGTAGTTAGACATATAAAACCATAAATAAAATCTATAATCTATAGATTTAAATATTTTATTATTCCTTAATACATTTAATTGACTTTGCCCGGCATGCCTGAATAGCTGGAAAGAATATCTTTCCCGGAATACTGTTTAAGAATATCACCCTGGAATCGTTGCGGGATGTATTCCAGCCGCGGCGCGTCCGGTCAGATCGGTTCCCGGTGGTCAGATCGGTTCCCGGTGTTCAGTGAACCGCGGAAACACTGTAGCGGGTTTTTTATACTGTTTAACCCTGATAATTATTCACTCATATAACAGGATCCTTTATACATACATAACAATATGAGTATTTTTTATATTATTTGTGATAGTATCACTTGCAATTATTAAGGCGTGGGTATAGACTTTAATTGTCAAGTGATAGTATCACTTGCGGACAATTGATAATCGATTAGTTAAGGGGTTGTAATTGCCTAGCGTTATGCCGCGCGATATATGTGCAAGTTTTGCGCGGAGGGACGCGTGCCGGGTAATGCATGACGCGCCGGAAAAACTGCACTGTATTTGTTTCATCGCAGTTCCGGCGGTGGGGCCATAGCTTGCTATGGAACTGCATACTGGAACCGCTGCGCGGACTAGGCTTTACCGCTTAAGAAAACCGGGATTTTTATATCTGTATTGAATAATACGCGGGGTAAACGCCGCCGGACGGACGTATTAATACGCCTTAAGCATTCAATCATTGTTTACTTGTTTGAATGTTTAAGGCGTTTTAAAACGCTAGAAAATGAGGGCTAAAGAATGAGCTATAACACACACGTAACACGTAACACCATCCACGCCGGGAATGTTTACCGCGCCGGTTATTGTGAATTGCATTATTTGCTTATGGGGCGTGAGCGCGATGGTTATAACCGCGGCGTTTATGGATGGAATTATGACCTTTATTACATCGGCGGCGCGGCTATCACTACGGGCTACCGCAATACAGTAGGATCCCGCATTAAAGGCGCGGAAACATACGAAAACCGCGCGCGGGACGTATGGAAAGATGAAAGTATTTCATACGATGAAAAGCGCGGCATTGTTAACGCGTTACTTTATGAGCTCTTAACAAATCAGGGATAAAAAACCCTGTTTTTTGTTTATCGGTTTAAGCGGTCCGATTATCCCGGACCGCTTGCGCGGGTAAACAAATAAACCCTTTTTAGGAAAGGAAAACAAAAACCATGAAAACTATTGAAACCTATGCAATGCACTATGACTATTCCGAAATTAATTTCAAGTACGAGCGCAAAACAGACGCGCGCACGGGCAGGCAGTACGTATTAAGAACAGCCCGCAATGGCTCCAAATATGTGCGGGCATGTCGTGAGGATGGCGCGCTGCCTATCCTGCATATTACGGGCGGCAATTCGAAAACAGGAACGGACCATGTATTAACATATTCGCACGGAATCGAACAGTCATGTACACATACATGCGAATGCTATTCCGGGAAAATGTGTTACGGAATGCATGGAAACTATGAACGTTACCCGGTTAACCAGCTTTATTTAGCGGATACCCTGCTGTATATTCGTGAGAACGGTTACGAGGCTACAACAGCCGCAATCATTGAAAAGATTAAAAAAACCCATTGCAAATATTTTCGGTGGTTTGCTGTCGGCGACATCCTGAATATTGAATTTATTGAAATGATGGTAAACGTAGGCAAGGCATGCCCGAACGTTAAATTTTGGGGTTATACCAAAAAATATATGCTGGTTAACCATTACATTGAAACCCGCATGCACGGGGACGCGGAAACGTTTCACGCATTAACCGGCCTCATTTTCAGTCACTGGCGCAATTCAGACGGAACGTTTTTCGAAATGCTTAACCCGTATAAAATGCCGCTGTCTGAATTCATCCCGCTGGGGAATGAATCGGACGCGGAAAAGGCAAATCATATTTGCCCATGCTCAAACCCGGACGTATTCGAAAACTGCTGTAATTGTTCTAATCCCTGCTATGAATTGCAGTTAGGGCAATCTATGGCGTTATTAGAACATAGCACAGCCCGCACGGCCGCCCGTGACAAATCCATTAAAAAAGCTCACAAAGCTATTCAGGACGCGGAAAAGGAAACAATCAAGGCAGGAAACAATCCCGCCACAAAACCCGCGAAAACAGCCAAAAAGACAGCGAAAACAACAGCCAAAAAGGCAGGTTCAAAACCCGCGAAAACTGCCCGCAAACGGCAGGAAACACGGGCAGCCGCGGCGGCTGTTTAAACCGATCTATTCCGGGATTATTCCCGGAAACATGGAACTATTGCCGCGTGTGGGTAATGGTTCCATGTTTCCGTGTATAAACGGATGGAGGAATGAAAACTATGCTTATTAATGACTGTTCTTTTCAGGTATCAAAAACCCCGCGTGAAAACTGTTTTTCCGTTTTCTGCTTTGACCGTCGACGGGATGATTTCGAAATCGTGGGGCGGTTCCAGGACGTTGCCGCGGCTCATGCTTTTGCGGATTTCATGCGGACGCGCGGCGGCTTTGTTTCCAGCTATGACAGCCCGCGGATTTTGCCCGCATTCCGGGAATACTGCTGTTCTGCCTTCTCTGCCGATTGCATGCCTGTTCTGCCATGTGAGGAGGATTTTTGACCATGATCGGACATGAGACAATCGAAAACACATTGCACAGCCTGTTCTGCGCTACCTTCTGCTATTCCAGCCCAGAAGAAAAAACGCGGCTTTTGTGGGCATTCTACGCTATTGAAAGATACGTAAACACAGCCCGTGCTAGCGCGGATTTTCTGCGTGCATTACAGCGGGCAAATCCCGCAAAGCTTATGCACCATGCCGCAAAGCATGCCGGGACCGATGATGAATGTGTAACGGCAGTTTCTGCTTATCTGCTCAGGTACTGCGGGCTGTCCTGATCGCTGTCTGTTCTGCTTGTTTTCCAGCCTATACCGCAGAGCCTGTTCTGCGGTATACACGGGCAAACAAGCCCGAAAGGAAGGAAGAAAAACCATGAAAAGAGAATTATTGAAAGCTTATCACTACACTGTTCTGTTTTTTGAGAACACGGAGACCACCGGCAACGCCGCAGACTATGTTCTGGACATTCTGCCCGCGGGCGCATCGGCAGTGCGGGAAGAAGTGCGCCGCGTGGCTGCGCTTTATGGCTGTGATCACATCCGCAGTTCTTTCAATGAAGAATCCTACTACATTTTCAAAAACGCGGACAACGCGCTTTCTGCCCTGATCGCCGCGGAAAAGGCAGAGCAGGAACCGGAACCCACACCGGAACCGGAACCGCAGGAAGAACAGGAAGAAACCCTGCCGGAAGATGATCTGCAGGCAGGCAGCCCTTCTGCAATCCTTGCCCGCGATGCAATGCGGTTCTTCTTCGATGATGACCCCTGGAACGGGATGACAGAGGAGGAAATGACGGAAGCACTTTACGATTCAATTCAGGAAGACCCCGCAAGCATTATCGATGACATCCGGGATATCATCGACACGGACGACAAGCTCCGGCAGCGGGGTGAAGCCCTGATCGCGCGTCTTTCTGCAATCGCGGAAAACAATTGACAGGCATACCCACAAGTGGTATGTTACTTGTGAAGATAAGAAAGGAAGGTATACACAATGGCAGGATACAAGGGATATAGCATGAGCAACAATGCAGTTTCTGCGTACGAAAACGGCGAAAAACCGCTGTCCAAGTGGACAAAAACAGCGATCATGGACGAGCTCGACGCGGCATATTTGGCGGGAGAGCTCCCGCTGTCAGCACTGGAGACAGCCGACGGAATGAAGGCGGACGAACTGAAAGCCGCAGTTCTGCGGAGATCGTCTTGGCACCATACAAGCAAGTTCTACAACCGCACAGTCTTCTATTCGGTCGATATCGAATCAGCACGCGCCAGCTTCTGCCCGGACTTCAAGCCGGAAGAAAAGGAAGACACACTGTCCGGTCACGTTGTGCTCAAATTCAAACACAGCAAGCCCGCAAGTACGCGGGAATGGTGGAACAGGACGCAGGAAACAGTGATCGCTTCTGGAACCATCACAAGCTTCTGCGGTGAGCACGCCTTCACATCAGACGAGCGCAACGCGGACGGTTCCCCGAAATACTGGCTGATTATCGGCAGGAAGAACAAAGACGATTACGAGATCGTCAGCCGGGACTAAACCACACAGGCAGCACGAGTGCACAAGCACTCTTCAACTAAGGAAAGGAAGGTAAACATTACATGAAAAAGACTTACGACATCGGCATCTCCGGAAAGGCAGTTCTCGAAAAGACATCCAGCGGTTACTGGACCGTAACCATTGACGGCATTACGTTCATGTTCCCGACAGAGCTTGAAGCGCTGCGCGAGATTCTGTCCTACCACGACCTGCACGAAGGAGAATATCATGCTAACAATTACGACAAAGGAATATGAGTTAATAAAGAGTGCTTCTGCAGCGCTCTGGAAACGGCTTGAAACCCTATCTCCGGAGGAACGGGAAAGCGCGGAAGCCTTCTGCCGTTTCTCTGCAAAGCTTGATCAGCGGTACGAAGAATCCAAAGAAAAGCACCGTGAACGGATGATGAAATACCGCAAGGATCCACGCTCCGCAGACAGAGCAAGAGAGCAGACAAGGGAAGCATCCCGTCGCTTCAGAGCAAAGAAAAAAGCAGAACAGGAACACTGATCGAAAAGCAAAAAAGGAAAGGAAAAACCATACTATGTCACGTTACATCTACACAACCCCGCGGGTAGACCTTCTGCCCCCCTCACTGCACGATGCAGTCTACAATGAAGACTTCGCGAAGTCTCCCCTCTCGACAGTCGCGCTGGCTGAGGGGGTTCTGATCGACATCGCGGAATGTCCGCATCTGCTCGTTGCCGGTACGACCGGCTCCGGCAAGTCCGTTGTCATGCACAACATGATTGCCTCGCTTCTGCTCAGAAACACACCGAGCACAGCAGAGTTCATCATCATCGACCCGAAGCGGATCGAGTTCAAGCCCTTCTACTCAGGACTCCCCCTCCTGCGTAGACCGATCATCACAGACATCTCCGAGGCAATTTCTGCCCTGTCTGATATCCGGCAGGAGATGGAACGGCGGTACAAGGACATGGAGACCCGTCGTAAGCGGAAGTGGGACGGAAAGAAACTGTACGTCTTCATCGATGAGGTCGCGGAACTCGTCTTCCAAGGAGGAAAGAAGGTTCAGGATCTGATCGCGAACATCGCTTTCCTCGGCAGGGCCGCCGGGATCCACCTCATCGTCGCCGTTCAGCATCCGACCGCCGACATCATCAGTCGCAATATAACGGCGAACATCACGACCCGGATCTGCCTCAAGGTAGACAAGTGGTCTGAATCGCAGTTGATCCTTGGGGTCTCCGGCGCGGAGAAGCTGAGAGGGCGCGGAGACGCGATGCTGTTGAAGGATGGAGAGATTCAGAGGTTCCAAGGGGCATACCTCGACGATGATTCCTTGGATGCCTTCTCTCACTCTTGGAAGGTAGAGGAGAAAGCCCCTTCCTTCACAGTCACGATGGCGTTCAACTCATAAACCGTCCCTCCAGGATGTACCTCAGACAAACAGAAAAGCGGGATTTCTCCCGCTTTTTTATTTTGCCTGTTTCTCAAGACCCTCTCTCGCAACGATAGAGGCGATTCTAGCCAACCTTTCCTCTTCCCTGCATAAAGTATCCACCATCTCCTTTACGGAGCCTACATCGCGCTCTGTGACAGCGATACGCTCTATCTGCCTCACATATTCCTTGCAGGCGGTCTCGATATCGTAGAAATACCCGACCACACGGACGATCTCATGCTCGACCCCGTCCTTCTTGCTTTTGGCTATCCCCTGACGGATCAGAGTCATACCGTAATCGTCCGCCCGGATCATAAATTCGTCATCCAGCACGATTGTTTTCGGGATCTTTACCCTTCTGTTCTCCTCCATCTGTCTCCTTTCTGCGTTCTGCTTTTACCGGATCTGCCGGTCTCACCGTTTTTACGGGGATCTTTTTTCTTTCCTTTGCTTTGAACTCGACATCGATCACATCTTGGTACCGGGCAGCAATCGCTTTGATATCTTGGATATCTTCTGTTGCCCGCGAGACGCTGACCTCCTGCACATCCTTCATGTTGTCATAGTTCTTCTGCATGAAGATGCCGGGAATAGGCGACAGCAGTCCGGCAGCGATTGCGTTCTCACGATATGAAGCGAGGAAGTCGAGAACCTCATTCAGAAAGTCTCCCCGCTCCGGGTTATCTGTGTATTTCAGCCCCGTATACGCCTTGATCTGATCGGACGAAAGACCGAGTGCTTTGTAGCATGATCGGTTTAGGAAATGCATGTCGTACTCCTCTGTCTTGTTGCAGTAGTTTACGAACCGCCTCTTCATCTCGTCCACATCGTTTGGGTTGATCTTGAATTTAGGTTTGATTGCGCGGGAGTACTCGAGAAATTTTTTTGAATATCCCTCAGCCGGTTCTGTGTTCTGATTTCTCTTAGCCA